GAAATTATGCAAAAAAGTATCAAAATATAATTATATAATAATAATGTAATATAAGAATGATATAAATGATATATGTTAGTTTTGATATTGGTGTTAAAAATTTGGCACTTTGCATAATTAAAAAGGTAGATGAAACTCATATTTTAGAAATCATAGATTGGCGCATAATAGCACTTGCGGATAGCAAGAAAGAAATTAAGGGAATTGAAGATATAACTGAAAGAATTTATATGGCGATGGATAACATAATGGGTGAATTAAAAAATAAAAATATAAATATAATTGATTATGTATTAATAGAAAATCAACCTTCAAATTTAAATGGTATTATGAAGACAATACAACATATAATATATGGTTACTTTAGTTTAATTAAATTTTGGGACAAAGATATTAATAATGTTCTCCTAATAAATGCTTCTTTAAAAACTAAAAATCATAAGTATATCATTAATATTGAAAATAATAAACAGGAAGATCCTAAAAATAAGAAGGGATTTAGAAGAGATAAGTATAAAATTAATAAATTATTAAGTATAGAATTATGTAGAGAATATATAAGTGAAGATGAAGATTTAAAAAAATTATTTAATGAAAATAAGAAAAAAGATGATTTAAGCGATGCATGTTTGCAGGCGATATCTTATATTAGAAGCGTTGCAAAGGAAGATATTACTAATAAATATAATAAAATATATATTAGCGAATTAATTGAAAATAGTAAATAAATTACATCATTTTTAGAATATTATTTATTTTTATAAATGCGTATTAATGTAAATTAAAATATTATAATAGATATATAAACATTTAATATCAAAATAAATATATAATATGGCTTTAATATCAACTCTTAATAACAAAAATGACGATTTGATAGAGTTAAATAGGGACAGTTTTAAAAACCAATCTTTTAATTTCAATATTCCTCGCGAAAATAAGAAATCATTTGACAATTCGTTAAATAACGAATTATTTAATAGACAAAAAATAAGTGATGATGTTATATCTATGTCATCTGCAGGTTCTTCCCGTGCTAGTTCTCCAGGAGGAAAACAAAATTACATGAAAAACATGGGTTCTATTTATAGAAATAAGGATAAATTAGTTAAAGTTAAAAGATTTGACAACGATGATGATAGTGATAGTAAAAAAAGCGGTAGAAGCAGAGCGAGTGCTAAAAGTTATTCTAGTTCTGCAAGTGCAGAAAGCGGTGATACTGTAGAAAGTGGCGAAAGTGGCGAAAGTGGCGAAAGCGGCGAAAGTGGTGAAAGCGGCGAAAGCGGTGAAAGCGGCGAAAGCGGCGAAAGCGGCGAAAGCGGAGAAAGCGGAGATAGTGAAGGGAGTGATAGAAGATTATCAAGAGGAGGAAAATATTCAAATGAAAGAAAGAAATATTTAAGTCCAAAAGAGTTGCTTAAACTAGAACTAAATGAAAAAAGAGAAATAATATATCAACTTGATAGATTACAATCTAAGGGTTTTAAAGTTCCTTTTAATTTTAATATGAATTCTGACCTTGAAGAAATGAAGACCGAATATAACAGAATAATTAGAGAAAAAGAGTTGGATGGAAGTATTCGTTTTCAACAAAAAATGCTAATGGCATTTATATCAGGTACAGAATATTTGAATAGTAGATACGATCCTTTAGCAATTCGTCTTGATGGATGGTCTGAACAAGTTAATGAAAATATTAATGATTACGATGATATTTTCGAAGAGTTGCATTATAAATATAAGGCGACTGGTAAAAAAATGGCGCCTGAATTAAGATTGTTTTTATCTCTCTCAGGTAGTGCATTTATGTTTCATTTGACAAGTAGAATGTTTAAAGAACAACCTCTTCCTGATATTGAAAATGTCTTGAAATCTAACCCAGAATTAATGAAACAATTTCAAAATGCGGCGGCAAAACAATATATAATTGGTAACGAACAACCAACGCCTCAAATGTCACAAAACAGGGGTTCTGGAAATGATAGTATGGGACTATTTAATATGGTAAGTAGTCTATTTGGTTCTTTAAGTAGCGAACCTCAACAATCTAGTATGCCAATGTATCAACAATCACCTCAAATGCAACAATCGCAAAGAATGCAACAATTTAATCCACAATCACAAAATTCTAGAAAACCTGCCGAAGATATTGATAATATTATAAGAAATGTTCATAGTAAAATTTCAATAGATGATAGCGATAATAATATAGAGACACTTTCTGTTAGTGACGAAGAAATAACTTCTATTATAGAAGATACGGCAGATGTTCAAATATTAAAAGGTAAAGGTCGTCCTAAAAAAGGCGTTCGAACTCTAAATATTTAATTATATTTTAATAATTATAATAAAAATAATAGTTATTGCAATAATATAATTATGCAATTATGCAATTAATTTATTTTCTATTTTTTCTTAAATTTGTTATCTTTTTAGCAGAGTTTTTAACAAAGCTGCCAACATCTTTAACAGATTTTACAATTCTATCAGGAGTGCGTTGTAAGGTTCTCATCGGGTTGCTTATAGTTTCCTCAATTTCATCTTCAAATACTTCAATTCTATTTAATAGATTGCTTAGGGTGCTTAATAATATAGGTATAATTATTATGGTGAATAGTAGAGTTAAGAATAAGAATAGAGATATCATAGTTCCTACCGATATTATGTCTCTGCTTATATCTTCCGAGCATTTGCATTTTTCATTAGTTAAATATCTAACATAATCAAAGGCATAGTATATGTATACTACAAACATTAAGAAGAATATGAAAGTAGCAATTGAGAGTAATTGAACTACTACATATCCCATGCTTTTAGCGACACTAGTTAGCGATATAAATGAAGTTATTAAGAAATACGCTAATGCTATTATTGTAAAGTTTTTGATAAATTCTTTGTTAGGGTGTTCTGAACATTCACACCCCATATTCTCTAGTTTATAAATGTAACTTAATATTATTAATAATAATATAGCAAATATTGCTTGAATTAATGCACTACTATAAAAAGACAGACTATTATTACTTTCTTTCATTATACTATTTCTTGCTCTATACTATTATATAGAAATAATTTTTTTATAATTCAATAATATTATAAATAAAAAATTTCGTCGAACTATCAAAATTTTTTATATCTATATTTTTAATTTTATCAATAATTTCCGGATATTTTTTAATAGATAATAATTTATAAATTTGTTCTAACAATATATCAATTATATATTTATGGACATCTTCATTTATTATATTGATTACATGTTCAAAAATATTATTCAATAATACAATTAATCCTTCGTTTTTATATTTCGCCCATACTTTATTCATATTATGAATGTTTTTTTTCCATTTAATATAGTCACAATACATATCATATTCATCATTTAGTAACAATAAATTATTTTCATATACATATGCCGGAGGATTCCATTCTTTATTATTTAAATAATTATCCCAAATTTTATTAATATTTAATGCAACATAGTCTTTATCAAATAAATCTAATAAGTTACAATATATGTCATCTTCGCTTGTTTTTATATAGTTCAAAACAATATTAAATAGTTCTTCCAATATTTCATTTTTATTAATGATATTTTTTATTTTTTCGTATATATTTTCCTTATTTTTATGCGATAGTTTATTTAAATAACCTATTAAACTCCTTTTAATCTCCGAAGTTTTAGAAAATTCAGGTATTATTATATGAAACCTATTTTTAGGTTTAGGTTTATTATATTTATCTTTATTATTATATATTTTCTTTGCCCATATCATTTTAGGGTCATAAAATGAGTTAAAGCAGGTGTATGTTTTTTTAATATCGGCAACCTTATCTAAAATATTTTCAGGAATATCAGTTATATTGTTATATTCATTTTTAAATTGTTCTATATTAATCTTTATGATTTGTTCGCTCATTATATTTAATTATAAAAAATAATCTTATATATTGAATAATTTAAAAATGAGTACATAATTTTATTTTTTCTAATTTTTAAATAAACCTTTTAAAATTTCTAAATATTTCTAATTATGTACTCATTTTTGTAAAGTTATAATATACATAAAGCAGAGACACTAATTAATAATAAATATGTACAAGATATTAGATACACTAGATGAACTATATACTAATAATTTAGTTTATAGAACAATAATTGTCTGTAATAATACTGACGATTATAAATATATTTTAAATAAGAACAACTATGATGTATATGTTTTAGATAATTATAATGATAATTTAAATTACGATTCTTTAGACATTAGAATTTTTCTAATATCTAAAGAAAAATTTATTAAGTTTATAGAAGATTATAATAAAACATCAGTAGATGTCTGCTTTTATACATCAGTAGTATTTGAACCAGAAAAAGACGGGACTAGTGAACTTAAAAATACATACAATAAAATATGTAAAAATACTACCCTAATAGTAGATATGTTATAATGTAATAAA